GCAGCTAGAAGTTGAGGAACAAAAGGATAAGATACAAGTTTTGCAAAGCCATCTAGTATAGGAGCAAGTGCTCCAAAAATATCTCCTAAAACAGATTGCATTTTAGTGAGAGCGTCGTTAAATTTATCTTGAGCAGATTGAGCTTTTGTTGATTCGTAAGCTACATCACCGTATTTCTGTTTAAATTTTTCAGCACCTAAGTTATTAAGCTCTTGTTGATAGGTCATTTTAGCTAATTCTTCTCTTGACATTCCAAGTGCTTTAGCAGCTGCTTTTTGTGCAATTACGTTTTTAGTTTTAAATGCATTTTGAATGGCTTCTTGATTACCTACTTCCTTAGCTAATCCTTCCATATCCCCCATCATAGCTAATTCTCTAGCTTTGCTTAAATTAAGAGCATTTCCTGTTATAAGTTGAGCTGATAATTCAGCTTCTATAGATGATTCAAAATCTAATAAAGAATCTGCTATTTTTTCTACTTGACCTAAATTTAAACCAACGAGTTTAGCTGCTGAAGCTGCTTTTAATAGTGCATTAGGAGATTTATCTAGCTGTAGTACTGTAGCGGTCGAAGCACTTCCTACCGCTTCCATCATATCTTTTAAACTGAAGGCTGTTTTATTAGTTCTATTAAAAGTAGTAAGAGTTTTACCCATTGACTTAAAGGTATCCTCTGTATTAGCGCCAGTTAACCTGGTCATAGTTACTAATTGACCTGCAGCTTCGCCGCTTAGATGTAATTTTTCTGTTAAGTACGTAGCACTTTTTAATGCTTCATTTCCTAGAATGTGTGCCGACTGCCCAATGTATTTGGACATTTCTGCATATGATTTGAGTAGTTTATCAGAAGTAATAAATGCACTACCGGTACTAGCTGCAAACATTGCCATTTCGTTCCTCAAGCCATATGCGGCTTCTTCGCTCATGCCTGTCTGCTTCTGCAGCTTAGCCATCTGATCAGAGGCTTTGAAAATGCTTTTACCTATAAAAGTAAGTATAGTAGCTGGATCTGTAAGTGCTGTTCCAAATCCTTTTGCTAAAGGACCTAAAGCAGCCACTGCTACTCCTAGTTTACTGCTACCTGTTTCAGCAGCTTTTCGCATTGCTTCTTCAGCTTCTTTAGTTGCGTCCGCTACTATTTTAGAATCAAGACCTAATTTTTGCATAGCACCACTAGCAGATCTAATAAGATCTCCTGTGATACCCATTTGCCTATTTATATACTTCTTAGTCTCTAATGTCTGTTCAGTTTTCTTTAAAAGCCCTTCTTCAGCATCAATAGTTTTATCATACGTTGTAAGTATCTTAAACTGTTCTTTTGTAAGCTCTTTAGCATTTGTTAAACTACGTATTTTAGTTTGAAGTGCTGCTTCACTTAATAGTTTACCGTTTTTGTCTCTATCGAATCCCTTCTCTTTTATCTTAAGAAAGTTTTCTTCAGATATTAAAGCATCTTTTTGAGATTTTAAAATGCTAAGGTTTTCTTTTAATTTTTGCTGGAGTTTTTCAACTTGTTGTTCGCTCAGTACATTTATGCCTTTTTCATCCGCGAGTAATTGCTGAGAAACATCAACTATAGATCTTTTTGCCTTTAAAGCTTTTCTAGCAACATCATCAGTTTTACTAAACTCCTTGTTATTTAGTATAAGTATAGAATTTAGAGAAGCAAAAGACTCTGAGGCAAATGAAGATACCTCTTCTAATCTTTCGACTGAAGAAGTCATAGTCTTTATATACGTTTCAGCTTGCTGAGTATTCTTAGATATGCTAGCAAATGTATCCTGAACTGCTTGTATTTCTTTAACAGATGCACCTACTTGCCTCAGTCTACGTATTATAGCCTCTAAATCTTTGTTTAAATCCAATGTTAGCTTTTTATATAAATAGTTAAAGCCCGCTATTTGCGAGCTTTTGTACTATAAGAAGGTGACTTAATATTTGGACCCATAGCTGGGGTTGTACTTTTACCAGATGCTTTTTTTGCTGCATTAGCTTCTTCTTCGTAAAAATTGTTAATTTTCTGGAAAGTAAACTTACGTAACCAGATTGGCATATGGTAGATAGTATCGTAATCATAACCTCCTTTACCGTGGAATACTATCTCGTGTAGCTGAGTAAAAAGGTTAACTCTATATGTCGGCGTCAGGCCAAAGAAAGGTTACACCGATAGGTATCGATACCCCCTCCGCTGGGCCGTTCTCTGGATAGAACTTTAAGTCCATATCTGGAGAGATCTTTTCAATATGTTTACGAAATGCTCTAGAATCTATAGCTAGAAATTCGTTATCTACAAACTTTCTAACAGTATTTCTATCTGTCTCTCCGTCTACTGAAAGAAGCATGTGCTTTAATCTAGTAGAGAGTTCTGGTGAAACTTCTTTGTTTATTTTCTGCAAACCTTTTACTTCTTGATTTATTTTAATCTCGTCACCATGAGATAAGAGTTTAAAAGTTAATTCTCTATTAGTAGCAGGAGCGGTAAATTTAAATTCGTTTATACCTGACGAGAAAAGGCTTTCGTCTATTTTTTTACTATCTAATAAAGTAAGGTCGATAGTTTCTTTAGTATCACCGAAGTTAAATTCATAATCTTTACCGTACCCTAAGATACGAGCTGCAATAAGTAAAGCATTTTTATCACCAATGAGTAATTGATTATAGTCTACTCCTTCAGTAACAATTAACGCTTGTAGTAATTTATCAATAACTACACCTTTTTCTATATAGTTTTGATTAGTAAGAATATCTTCTTCTTTGGCAGTCATATATTTCATTTCGACTGTACCAGACTTAAGAGGAGAATCTTCGGAGTATAGTAGCCCTTTTGAAGGTAGGTCTACAATTTCGCTAGGAAATTTATTTTCTGTTGACATAAATTTTATTTAGTATAACTAGTTCTACAATAAATATACGAACTTTTACTTTATAAACCAACAAACCCGACTAAAAGTCGGGCCTGTATTTCCTTGTCGGGTGATATTAATAGTTAAGCACGCAATAGTCCATTGCTACAGTAACAGTTAATTCTGCAACGTCTGAGGTAGCCCAATCGAATGATCCTTGAGCCATATTGGTAATAAATGCTCCTACAATTTCCCATTCTGATACGATGTCTCCTACAGGTCCTAATACTTGTAGTTTAAGATCTTTTTTATAAAAGTCTGAGTATCCTGCTCTTCCTGTTACTGATTCGTAAGAAAGTCTTGCCCAGTCCATTACTGCTTGAGCTCCAGAAGGTGTAATTGGATCATATAGAGTCATGTCCATATTTTCCCAGTTACGTTTTCCTCTTATCTTTCTATATGTGTTGATATGATCTAGCTTTACTTCTTCATCAGTAAATGATGGAGCTGTAACACCTTTGATCAAAAATCCAGGAATCCCTTCGATGAACATGAGGAACCTATTTTGAACTTTAGGCTCGAATGCCTGAAACATTATATCTGATTGTCCTAGTACTGCCATTTTATTTGTTTATTATAAATATCGTTGTTTCTAATTATGCTGTGAATGTTGCTCCAGTAGGTTCAATTGTAAAGTCTAGAGTAATAAATTCAGCTGTTTTTGCAGGTTGAATGAATATCTGTCCAATTAATTGATTTCTATCTATCACATCAGCAGTATTGTTTGTCTCATCCATTACTACTCTAAAAGCATAAAGACCTTGTCTTTGTACTACTGAGTTAAGGAAAGGATTAACTGTTGCTAGAAAACTATTTCTAGTTGAAATTGTATTCTGTTCGAATACTAAGGTCTTAGCAGTATCTCCTAAGAACTTTTTAAGATCGATTAATAATCTACGTACGTTTACTCTATCTAAAGCAGATTTTTTCTTCTGTAATGTTTTTTGTCCAAATACTGAAATTCCGCTTCCTGGGAAGGTAGCAATTGGGTTTACATTTTTAGCATATAGAGCATCTCTGTTAGTTCTAGTAAGCTTTCTTTCTGCTTGAATAACATCTCCTAATCCTCCTCTAGTTAAACCTGCTGGTGCAAACCATGGTGCTGATGCTCCATCTGTAAATGCATATACTCCAGGAATAACAACTGAGGCTGGTGCCCATACGCTTCTTCCAGCTGATTGCATTTGCAACCAAGGCCAGTAGTTAGCTGCGTAAGAACTATTTAAAGAAGCAACTCCAGCTGCTGCTGCGTTTACTGTAGATCCATAATTTACTGCATCTACTACTGCAATTGCATCTCCTCTATTCTCTGCTAAAGAGATAATATTATCGATATGAGTAGCATGAGTAGCATTTTCATATACTAAACCTGGTGCTGAAACGATGTTAAATACGTATTCATCTTGGTTATTTAAAATCGAAATAGCTTCTGTATAAGAACTAAAATCTGAAATACCTTGAGTATCTGTATTGTCTATATCACCGTTAAAGTTTCCGTCTGGGTTACTATAAGTAGCTCCTGTAAAAGATCCGCTTTGTGCGGTTGGTAAAGAACCTGAAAGGCTAGCTTCTCTTATATTTACACCATCTGTGCTTAAGTAGTTTAATGTTTTTCTATCTACTGATCCTACTACTACATAATTAGATATGTTAGGATATTCTCCTGCTGTAGAAATGTAAGTTTCAGCTCCTTCTGTTACTACTGATTTAGTTTGATTACCTATTACTTTTGCAATATATCTTGAGTTATTTGGATCAAGAGATAAATCGTTAAAAGATTCTAATATTGCTTTATTCTTAGTGTTATCATCACCTCTCCTAATACTTAAAGAGAAAGTACCTTGAGAACTGTCTATACCAGAAATTTCCCATCTTAAATTATTAGATGAACCACTTTGTAATGAACCATCAGAGTTAAGAGAACTAGAACTATTCATAATAGCTCCTTTTCCGATAGATTTAAGTGTGAAGGGTGCTGATCCTGAAGCTGCTGTGATTCCTGAATCGACAGCTGCTGTAATGTCAGTAGAGCTTCCACTTATTACTCTAGTTACTAGGACTGAGTCGCCTCCTTGATTAAAATATGACTTAACAGCTAATGAAGTAAGGTATTCTTGAGTAGTACCACCTGCTTCCAGTGTAGTCCCAAAAATATTAGAATATTCTCCATATGATGTCACTACCGTAGGTTGAACTGCAGGACCTTTTACTGTTGGGCCAATGATTGCTGCTCCTGCTGCAAGTGGGGCAGGGGCGATAAAAGAATTATCGTTTTCCTGTGCAAGTACACCTGGGGAGATTAATGTTTCTGCCATGTTATTTAAGTTAAATTATTGAGTACTATTATAAATATCACTAGATACTCTAAAACGTTTAAGGAGAAGTATATAATTTCTCTTATATAAATATGTAGGAGAAATTGAAACTACTTTGCTGGTAGGAAAGTACCAGAATTTAAATCTATACTACCTTGACCGTATTTATCCTGTAGTTGTTTAGATATTTGTCGTTCTTTATCTATAAGTTGAGTTTGATACTCTTTAGCACTGTTAAT